CTAAGGATGAAGCAGCCATTATTGCTGCAACGGCTAAACTCAATGCAGATCTGAAAGTGCTTGGCACACTTGGCATGCAGAATGTCAAACTTCAGGACATTAAATCAATCCTTGAAAGCCTAAAGCCTAAAGACCTTATCAACATTGCTAATCTTGAAAACGCTTTACGCCTTCTTCGTGAGATCAATCTTGCTTCTACTGGATCAACTAAGATTCCAACAAGCGCATCTTTAGGTTCTGGAATCCCAGCAGGGGATTACATCGCGCCTATCTCCACAGTCGGTGGCTCAATCGAAGCGATCTTAGAATACGCTGATGCAGCAGCAGCTCGCGCTAATGCCTTTGCAGACTTGCTAGACATGGAAAACGCATCGGCTTCAAGCCAGATGGCTTCTACACTTGATTTGGAAAGCATTGCTCGCTCATCCCTATTGCAGGGTCTAGCAGGTGGAGCAGGGGTTTCGGGTGCGGTAAGCGGTTCACGCTATGCAGCTCAGGCGGCTAATGCGTATAACATCACCATCCAGACAGGCATTGGAGATCCTAACGCCATTGCAGAGGCTATTGATAATGTCCTACGCGAAGCGCGAGACAGAGGAACGCTAACAGCACTATGACATGGCTTCCAGAGTGGCGAGTTACAGTAGGTGATGATGTCTATACGACTGTCACCTCGGTTTCCTATGCCTCTGGTCGCTTAGACATTGACAGACAACCCACAGCAGGTTACTGCCGAGTAGAGATCATCAACACAGATAATTCACCTTTCACCATCAATGTCACAGAGCCAATCCTTTTAGAACTAAAGAACTCATCTGGCACTTATGTCACAGTCTTTGGCGGAGAAGTATCAGATTTCAACATTGGTGTCAGAAGCCCAGAGGAATCAGGCTATGTGACCACAGGCACGATCTTGGGCATTGGCTCACTTGCCAGACTGACTAAGGCTATCTATAACACAGCTCTTTCAGAAGGCTTAGATGGCGCACAGATTGCAGCCATTCTAGGTGCTGCTCTCAATCTATCTTGGGCAGAAGTAACTCCAACTGTGACATGGGATACTTACCCAGCAACTACGACATGGAACGATGCAGAGTCTTATGTCGGTGAAGTCGATTCTGGCTTCTACACCATGATTGCTGTTGCAGCTAGTGCTTCTGCTAAGTCTCAGACACTCGCAGACCAGATCGCTAATAGCGCACTCGGAGCAGTTTTTGAGGAAAAAAATGGAGATGTTAGTTATGCAGATGCAGATCACAGATCTAACTTGCTTGCAGCGAATGGCTATACTTTCCTCAATGGGGCTTATGCAACACCAAGCTCTATCACTTCAACAACTCAGACTGCTCGCATCCGTAACAGCCTTATCTATCGCTACGCCACAGGATACGGATCAACCTACAGCACCTCAGATACCGACTCCATAGCCTCTTACGGACTTTTTGAGCGTTCATTTGACTCTAACATCAAGAACCTTGCAGACATCACTGACATCGCCACTAGAGAGCTTAATTTAAGGCGCAGTCCTAGAGAGCAATTAGGTGTGATTACTTTCCGCCTAGATAATCCAGACATCGGCAATGCAATGCTTGACAGCCTTATCGGGATCTATTTCGGTCAGCCTGTTCTTATCAACAATCTGCCTAGCAACTTGCTTGGTGGCACTTTTGAGGGTTTTGTTGAGAATGTCGCACTTCGAGCAACACCTACTTTTGTGGACATTACTCTATACATTACAGCAACAGATCTATCCCTAAGTACGACTCAATGGGAAACAGTCATTCCTAGTTCATTAGCTTGGACAGGCGTAAATGGTACACTTATCTGGAACAACGCGACAGGAGCATTAACTTAATGGCAACGACCCCGAACTTTAACTGGAGCACTCCAGACAACACAGGACTGGTTAAGAATGGTGCTCTGGACATTCGCACACTTGGTAACTCTATTGACACCTCGATGGCAGACCTAAAGGGTGGCACTACTGGTCAGGTGCTATCTAAGGCGACTAATACTGACATGGATTTCACTTGGACTACTGCTGCTGCTGCAAGCGGTTTCACATTGATCAATACAACTACAATAACTAACGGAGTTTCTTCCGTATCCTTAAACAATGTTTTTAGCTCAACTTATAAGAATTACAGAGTTATTATAAACTGGCTTGAAGGTAGCGTAACAACTGCCACTGCAAGCCTTCGCCTAAGAGCAAGCGGAACAGACAACACAGGTGCATTTGCTTATCAACCACGCGGATGGAAAAACACAGGTGGAACACTTGCCGGATTCGGCACAGCTGGAAGTTCAATTCCGCTTAATGTAATTACAGGTGCAGATCCAATTACCATCATGGATGTAACTTTGCCATTCGTAACACGCCAGACAAACTTTATCATTCATTCATTTGAGGGCAGTAACAATGATGCTTGGGGATTCGGGGCGACACATACTCAGGCAGTCGCTTACGATGGTTTTACATTATTTCCATCAAGCGGAACATTTACAGGCGGAACAATCTATGTTTATGGATACGGAGTCTAATGATGACAAAAGTGCAAATTGACAACGAAGTTACTACAGCAACAGTCGAGCAATCTGCCGACATTGTTTCTGCTCAAAATGAATCAATCGATCTAACATCTTTAATAGCCCAAGAAAGAGCTCACCGCAAAGCAGCTTATGACAAGTTTATTGAACTTGGATTAGGTGTTGATGCAGCTTTGACCATTTCTGGTTGGGTTGAAAATCCAACACCACCACGCGAGGGATAAGTTGCATGAAGGCAAAGCTTTCTAAAGCTGCTGTCCAATTACGAGAGCAGATAGATGACTCGTTCCCAGATCGTGACCGCACATCGGATGGTTGGATCGGTGATACCCGACACGCTGCTCGCAAGTCAGATCATAATCCAGATGAGCAAGGTTGGGTTCGTGCCATTGATGTGGACAAAGATCTGCACAAAGGCGGAAAGCCAGACATCATGGGAGATCTTGCTGATCAGCTTCGTACCTTATCCAAGTCAAAAGCAGACAAGCGTATTAGTTACATCATTTACGATGGACGAATCTGTTCCCACATCCTTAACTGGAAGTGGCGCAAATACACAGGGGCTAACAAACACACTAAGCACATGCATGTTAGCTTTAAGAAAGAAGCTGACAATGATGGTGCTTTTTTTCAAGTACCTATGTTAGGAGCATCTAATGGATAATCTATCAATCATCATTGCCGGAGCTTGTGGAGTCATTGCTATCCCAGTTCTACGCCAAGCGATTAAGTCTTACCGCGCTAAGAAGTCTGTTGCAGACATCGTGGTTGATTCAATTGAAGCTGCCATTGATCAGGTTGAGAAGAAGTGACACAGTCTGACTTCTTCACTTTCTACATTGCTAGTCTAGGTGTGTTCGGTGGTCTTGCTGGTTATGTCATCACGCATCTGCTTAATGAGATCAAAAGACTCAACACGCGAGTGGATGAGATCTATAACATCTTGCTTGACAGGTAGCATTGTGCTATGGCAAGAAAACCCACTAAGGCATTAGAGGATCAAGGCTATTCCAAGCTCGATGCTTACTGCATTGGCTTGCATGAGTATTGGAAGTCATTACGCAAGGCTGGATTTACTGAAGGCATTGCGCTATTCATGATCACAGATGTCCCCTCTTATCCTCGCTGGATCTTGCCAGACCCAATCGAACCAGAGAAGCTGGGCGATTACGAGGACGATGAGGATGACGATTAAGCGAATTGTCGTAGTTTCGGACTTACAAGTTCCATACCATGACAGGGTTGCAACTCGTAACCTTGCTTCATTCATCAAGAAGTTTAAGCCAGATCAGGTTGTCACCATTGGTGATGAGATTGACCTTCCACAGATAAGCAAGTGGGAAGAAGGGCGCATGGGCAGTTATGCCCAGACCCTAGATGATGACCGCAATGAGGCTGTTCAGCTTCTCTGGGATCTAGGCGTTACAGACTGCATCCGTAGCAATCACACAGATCGCCTGTATAACATCATCATGGCTAAAGTTCCTGCCTTTGGTGCATTGCCAGAACTACGCTTTGAGAAGTTCATGAAGTTCGATGAACTGGGTATCACCTTCCATAAGAACCCGATGCCTATTGCGCCTAACTGGATTGCAGTGCATGGAGATCACACACCAATCAAGCCACAAGGGGGCTTATCAGCCCTAGAGGCGGCTCGTAGGCATGGAAAGAATGTTATTTCAGGACATACTCACAGAGCAGGGCGTTCAGCCTTCTCAGAGGCTTCTGGGGGGCGTATAGGGCGTGTCCTGCATGGTGTTGAGGTAGGCAATCTCATGGACTTCAAGCAAGCTGCTTACACTAAAGGCGTAGCCAATTGGCAGCAAGCCTTTGCCATTATCTATGTGAACAAGAACAAGGTTCAGGTCGATCTTATCAACATTGAGAAGGATGGAACATTCATCGTGGCTGGAAAGTCGTACGGACGAACCAGATAATCGTTATCATTTCGTTATCAGAATGTGCTTGATTAATCGGACACTTCTGTCACACTAATTCTGTAAGCAGTCAAGGGCACTGCTACAGATAGGAAATACAATGAGCTTTGAAATGCCAATGATAGTGCTGCTTCTTGCAGCTAATGCTTTATGGTATTTAGTAGGCTGGGCTAAAGGCTTTAACGAAGGCAAGCGTGAAGGCTTGATCGTGGCTAAGTCATTTCAGCGAGTGACAACAGATGCGCGCTAATGAGATCCTACTTACCGCAACAGACACAATCCGCGATCGTGGGCTATCGTATGGTCACCCTGCGGATAACCTGCAACACACCGCAATGCTCCTGAGTGCATACCTACAGACACCGATCCACGATTATCAAGTGGCAGGGATCATGGTGCTCGTTAAACTTGCACGGACTAATCAATCAGCCCAACACATCGACAACTGGGTCGATCTATGCAGCTATGGAGCACTCGCAGGGCAACTAGCAACAGAGGAGAATGAACTTTATGTATAAGACTTTGATGCGCCACAAGATTGAGATCCGACAACACGAGGATGGACAATGGTGGTTTCATGCCGATACAGCAGATGCAGCTGAAGCCATTCAGGAACTTATCCAACAAATGAGAGGCACAGCCAATGTTTAACCTAGCCGATTACGAGACAGTAGAGGTGAGACTTGAAAAGTTTATTAAGGACTATGCAGATTTCCGCATTTCAACAGAGTTGGAAGTGGTCGAGAAGGATCGATACATTGTTAAGGCTTATCTTTACAAAAGTTCTGCCGATAGTGTTGCATGGGCGACAGGGTACGCTGAGGAGAAGATTACTGACCGAGGCGTTAATGCGACTTCAGCTCTGGAGAATTGCGAGACTTCGGCAATCGGCAGAGCACTTGCAAATGCAGGTTATGCTTCTAAAGGAAAAAGACCAAGCCGCGAGGAAATGAGCAAGGTCGTAGCTTCTAAGCCAGTCAAGCCACCGGTTGCAGAAGTCAAGGCAGATGATCAGGATTACTGGACAACCCCAGTGGGTCAATACAATAAAGTAGTCGATGCTCCAGTCACATTAGAGAAGGCTATGGAGAACATTGCAGCTGTAATGGGTACTGGCGAAGCACAGGAAGCACCATCATGCAAGCATGGACACATGGCGTGGCGCGAAGGCACAAAGAACAACAAGGCTTGGGGCGGTTACTTCTGTTCTGTAGTCAATCATCAAGGGGGCGAGCCTAAATGCCCTACAGTCTGGTATTCACTCTCATCCAGTGGCAAGTTCGAGCCACAGAAAGCGTGGGCTTAACATGGGTTATGTAGAGATCTATAACATCGACAAAGATGGTGAGTGGACAAACCTAGAGGATGTTCCAATGATCACCACAATCAATTGTCAGCTGTGCAACGAGCCTACTCTGGCTCATGACATTATTATCCCAGCAATCATTGCAGATGGAGTCTTAACAGCAGGAACATGGCAATGCAAGAAGTGCCATGCGGTAAATGGCTAGTCAAGCAAGAAAACATAGAGGCTTCCGCACAGAGCGCGTAGTCGCACAGTACCTATCGACTGTGTGGAGTGGTGCAACTGTCGGAAGGGGTAGCGGTAAGGACATTGTTAATGTTCCCTTTGATGTTGAAGTCAAGGCACGATCTGGCTTTCAACCATTGGCTTACATAAAGCAATTAAAAGCTCGCACAGCTCTTTCGGGGGAATTGGGCTTTGGAGTGATACGACTAAACGGACAGGGTGAAGATGCGCGTGAGTATGCCGCCATCATGCGCTTAGAGGATCTCTTACCGCTACTCCAATTAAAGTATGGTCACATTACTAGCGAACCCACAGAGGCAGACATTGACCGCTGCACAGGCTGTGGGTCTTACATGATACAGAGGTGCTTAACATGCCAGCCTATGACTACCGATGCAACCAGTGCAATCTCAGTTCGGAGATTACTCATGGATGGCACGATAGACCAATGATTCCATGCACCTATTGCAATGAGCCTATGGTCAAGGTTATAGCAGCTGCACCTGCACACTTTAAGGGCAAGGGCTTCTACAGTACGGATAAATAGTTATCCACAGAAGTTATCCACAGGGTAACAGTAGGGAGACATTATGAAACGACACACCGCTCTGACCAGCACTTATGCTAATGGATTTGACACCGATGGTACGCTAACTCAGCAGAGCCTCTCAAAGGCTCACCGCGAGCCGCCTAAGCGGATCGCTCGCGGGGTGCTTGTAGCTATTGGGATAGCTCTTTGCTTCATGCCTGAAGCAGGGGGATCTAAACCAATGCGTTATGT